AGAACCTGAACAACGCTGTTGGAACGATACTTGCTGAGACCAATAACCTCAGAAGCAATGAAGAGTCCAAAAAAGATAGCTGCCTCATAGGTCAGCTTGATGCCGAAGATGGTGATCATTTACCTTGACCTCGTGATTGTTTACGCCCGTGATTGGGCAAAGAATGCTGTCCCTGGCCCTGCTTAGTTTTCTTCGGGGGACCAGGGACGTGGGTTGTCTTATTGAGTGACTTGGGGTTTCCCATCAATTATGATCGGCTAGGTCTCGTGTTTTTGTCATTAGAGGCTAGAGATAATAAAGGCCAATAGTTCTTCGTAGCGGATTCCGTAGCGGTTACCTGCTGGGCGTATCTCGTTGCCATCAGCATCTAGCTCAGCATCCCACTCGTCGTAGCAGAAGAGGCCATACTTCTTTGCATCCAGGCCCTCCGAGGCAAAGGCATCTGCAAGCTCCTGGGCATAGACACCGAAGTGAATCCGGGCGTCATCACCCTTCGCCTCAACCGCATCGTTAAACTTGAAGGCTTTGAGTAGCCCTTTAGCCTTAATGGCTACAGCCTTCTCTGCATCAGACAGCGGACGGTCCTGCTGCTTCTCGCGGGCGTCGGAGGTGTTGATTGTGCCTGTGCCAGCAAAAACTGTGCTCCACCTAAAACTGGCTGTCCCCAGGGACTGAGTGTTATCGACTGCTGGTCGAAGTATGCCGTTCTTCTGGAGGATAAGTCGCTCAGCCTCAGCAGTGTAATCATCTGCTGTGGAGAATACTAGCTCTGTTGCGCTGCCGTAATTAAGCTTGCTTCTAGCAGTTATGCTTGCACTACGAGCTTGGCTAAGCGGGGTGGAGTCTGAAAAGTCAAACTTAAGTCTCACCCCGTCGTTCAAGTCTCCGGTTTGGCCGTTGTACAAGACAAGACCATCAACTACGCTAGTGCCAGTAAACGTGCCTGCATGGCGGGCCCAAATGACCTGCTGCCCCCACTGATATCCCCTTACCGGCGACTTGAATCCACTAAATGTTAATGCGTTTGCTGCACTTCCATAGTTGCCTCCGCCAACTTCAAGTCGTCCGCCATTAGTTTGATTGTTAATGTCGTTGGTGCAGCTAATGAAGTTGTTACCTTCAATAAAAGTGACGCGATCATTTGCCGCTGCGGCGGTTAAATAAATGCCATTGACCGCGCCAGAAACTCTGTTAGCAAAGATTTGAGTTTGATAGACGGAATCAAGATAAATACCTGTAGATGCGGGACCAGCGGTGGCGTCAATTTGGTTAAACCCGATGAAGTTCCTAAGCGCAGCACCAGCGCCTTGACTTGTCATTTTAATGGCAATACCACTGGCAGGCCAAGAAGGCCACACTCCTGCCCCGTATGGATTAAGTAGATTGGATGTAATTCGTGCATTTCCTCCGCCAGCTGTAATGAAATCAATACAAGTTGCCTGGCCTTCAAGGTGACAGTTTTGGACAATGCAGTTATCACCGGAAATCCTTAGCCCTGTTTGGGCCCCATCCATCACAATGCGCTCATACAAGGCGTAGCGAGCTGTTGACTCGACTCCGTACTCTGCCCAGTTAAGGCTAAGGTCTGGGTTGCCACCGTGAACGTAAATGTTTTTTATACTTACGCTGTATCCACCATCAAGACCTCCAGTGAGTTTTATGCAAGACGCTGTACAAAATGTAACTCCTATCTCGTGAATAGAGACGCCAATAGGGCTAAAAATTTCAATCCCGTTTGCGACGTTAAAGCTTCCAGCAATCAGTAGGTGGTCAAACTCCAGATCAATCTCTGTAACGCTCAGGGGGATGTTGCCTTGGTTGTACTTGAATACTGCGGTTCCAGTAAATCCAGCGCCAGCAGTGATGGTACAACTTGACCCCCCAACGCCTCCATTTCCAATGCCGCAAATCCGAAGACTGACTTTGTAAGTCTGCCCGCTTCTTGGGGGTATGTTAATAGTTGAAGTAACCTTATAGTTACCAGCCGGGAAGAAAACAGTGCCAGCCCCGCCAGAAGTAATGGGTTGTGACAGTGCGGCATTGATAGCAGCTTGAATGGCAGCAGTGTCGTCGGTGCTTCCGTTACCAGTAGCTCCAAAGTCCTTAACGGACACCACATCCTTCAGCTTACTACTCCAAGACCTTGTTACAGCACCAGCACCATCTTGAGTAAACGCAGGTGATCCACTATAAAGTAGAGCATTATCATCTACATAAGTTTTAGTGGCAGCATCAGTGCCAGCAGCGGGCGTCCCAAGGTTGGTAATCCTGAACCCACCCATGTTGAGAATACCAAGCATGGTACCCCCAAACCTACTGATGTATCGGGAAACAACTTCCTGAACAGCGTAAAGAATCTGAGTAAAGTTATTATTCAGATCAGACGCCTTAATGGAAGATCCAGGGAAAAACGTTGCAGACGCTTCGTCATTAGCGGTTTCCCGATAAATTCGAATACTAATTCCAGCAGCCGGAGCACTGGTAAATTGAATAGTGGTAGCGTTGGCAAAGGTGTATGCAGTTGTAAGAGTGCCATTAAGGGTAACCTTAACATCAGCACTATCAAGATATGGAAAGGTAAATGGGAAAAGGACCGAAGTCCCATTCCCTGTATAAGTATTTTCAGTGATAGCCATTGCTTAATGAATTCAATGTGTGTGCTATGGTTGACTGTATTGAATCAGATCATACACGCCACCGCGTTGCATTCCCTGACGCATGAGGAACTCATTTTTACGCTTGATGAAGTCCGGATTGGTGGCCTCCATCTGCCGTTTGGCTGCGTTGATGTATTCGTTAAAGATTTCTTCGGTGCGTCGTTTGTAGTAAGGAACAACCAAACGTTCCTGTGGGGTAAGAGAACCCTCCTTCCACCGAAGTTCGTCGGCCTTAAACTCAGGAGACGCGAAGTGAGCGGCAAGTGCCCTTTCAAGTCCCATCTTAGCAACAAGGGCCTTGACAGCTGCTCGCTCCTTACCAGTATAAATCTGTCCGGTGGTTGCTTGCTTGAACTGTCCCTTTTGCCACACGTTCATTTCGATGAGTTTCTGAGCAACAGGGCTCTGATTTTCTTCAAGTGTTTCAAAAGGAATGATAGCATTCAAAGGCCCACCTGTGGAACGCAGCATTGGTTTGCCAGTCAGGATGTCCGGTTCATACGGAGCCATTTGGCTGATGCCAGGCCACAACTGAGCAAGGGTCTTTTGGAACAGGCTATCGTACTCTCGATAGTACGCATCAGAAGCATTAGCCCAGGCCTTACGAGCACCAGTATAAGGAATAATCTGTGAGTTAACAAAGTTCAACCCAGCAGAAGACACCGTATCCAGGAAACTGTTTGGATTACCAGGAATGTTTTTACCATTGCCAACAAGATTAGACCAAGTATCCTGAGGATTCAGAATGGTCGCAATACCATCAAGGTTAGCCAGATAGCTCTTTTCGGTAAAGCTTCCAGCAATAGCATAGGTCAGGGCAGCTCCAAGCTGATTCAGATCTTCAATATCTCCATAACGAGAAAGGTGACCAAGATCAGCAGCGGCAGCCATCCAGTTGGATAGTGGTTCAAACCAAGAATAGGATACCCACTTATCTCCAACCTTGACAGAGCGTGGCTGAATACCTTGTTGTCTCCAACGTTCGCGCTCGTCTGGATCATACGGAGCATTGCCGGTTACCTGGCCACTTGAACCGGCAGCATAGCCGATGGATAACAGCAGCGAACCAATTGATTCCCTACCACGCAGTTCAGCAAGAGCAATTTCATCTCCAGATTGAAGAGCCTTACGATACCCACCAAGAAACTTACCAATCAAAGGCGTGAATCCAAGCTGATACCCCATGATGTTAGCAGGGGTACGGATAAAGGGAAGGATGTATTTACCAGGGGCAATACCCTTCACTTCAATACTAACCAGTTCTTCCAGCTTCTTAGCAAAGGCACCGGGGTCATTGGTAAAGGTAACCTCATCAGCATACTGACGAAGGGCCTTATCAGTGATCTGACCGCTTTTAGGATCAATTCCACGGCTCATTGCGATCATCGCATGTTCCATGGTTTCAGCAAAGTTCTTGCCACCCTTCTCCGACGCATACATAAAGGCGTCCTGCGTCATCTTCTGACGAACCGCAATGGTACGCAAGAAGTCGTCGGACGACATCATGAGACGACTAGGAAGTTCTGTCCATCCAATAAAGGAATCAAGCCACCGAAGGTGACCAGCAACCATACGTTGAGCATCGTTTGTGGCAGCCAGTTCAAGACCATCAATCATGGCCTTCATTTCTGCCTTAGTAACAACGTTGGCGCTGCTCCAAGACGCAGGAACACCGCTCTTAAAGGTTTGACCAGCAACCTGTGAAGCCTCCAGCATCGAGCTAAAGATGGCAGCAAAGCCTTCTCCAGCAGCACCAATCAGGCGATCATCACCCTCCATAATGCCACGAATGCCAATCTGGATGGGCTGATACACAAGCCTCGCAGCACCAGAAAGGTTCCTGATGATGGTCTTAGGACCAGACAGGATGTTATTGAAGAACAGTCCAAGAGCCCGCTTACCTGCGTACCGGATAACCGTTTGTGCAAAGCTAATCGTCTTAGCAGGATCACCACCAGACAATGCCATAGCAAGGGCCATCTGACGAGCCTCTGTGCGAGCAGCTGGATCTCCAGTCCTCATCAAATACTTAACATGATCTGCCCACTTACGCAACAGCTTCGTGGTGAGAACAGTGCCGCCTTCTTCGGTTTCCCGAGCAGAAAGTTCATCCAGAGTACCTTTCCATGCCTTACCAGCAGCCAGACGACGGCCAGCTTCAAGCGACCAGGACTCCTTGCGAAGCATAGCAAGGCCAGCCACCTGATCAACAAGGCGATCAAAGTGGTTGCCTTCAGGAAGACCAGCAGATTCAGATCTGAGATAATCATCACCAATGTTGGCTGCCTTCTCAGACAGACGACGCATCATTGCTTGGGTAACAACGAGTGCCTTGGTTTTGATTTGTTCAGTACCAACCTCGCCAGTAAAGGTTTGCCCTTCCTTACGGAAGGTATCCAGCATGGCCTGTTGGACTTCTTCTGCTGACTTAGTAGTATCTAGAACCGATTGATACGAATCCAGAACCTGCTGATCAATAGCAGAGACAATACGTTTGACTTCGGAAGGCTTATATCGACGATACAGGCTCTCCATATTATCTTTGTAATACTCAAGAGCTTCGTCAATCTGGGCCCTCCAACCATCACTCATGTTGGCCCTTTTTGTGGCAGCATCCGTAATCCAAACACGATTCTGGAGGATGGCCTCAGGAATGTCAAACTTACCAATGTCAGCAGCAGTTTCAACCCGGCTGGCTCCACTGGGCATACCTTCAGAACGTTGAAGAATGTTGTTGTCAATATCCTTCAGTTCATCATTAGCAGCATCCAATTGCTTTTTAAGTTCGGCGCTGTCTTCCCAGGGGTCCGATTGACGACGTTTAATATCATCAATCTTAGTGAGGATCTCATCGCGGGTCAGTTGATCAGCATCATTCCATCGAATAGCCTCTTCTGTTTCCTTTACGGATGCCTTAGAAGCAGCATTATCCAGTTCCTTGTTGAGGACCTTAACTCCTTCCGAGATGGCTTCTGCGCGAGTCTCATCGGTGACTGCTTTACCAAATGGACGCAGTTTGGTACGGAATATATCAAGTGCCTTAAAGCTGGCACCCACGGCATCAGCAACGATACCAAGACCCATGTCTTCAAGACCAGCAAGGACTCGATACCGAGCCTCACTATCATAATCAGGATCACCTAGAACTGCTGCTGGAACAAACTGACGGAGGTTCTCAGGCAGGGCCTCATCTAGCCTGGCAAGCAGGGTAGGACCGCCCTTATCAGAGGTATCAGCGTGAATGAAACCAGCAAAGAAATCCAGGCTTCTATCACGAGTGAAGCTGGCCATCTTATTCTTGCTGACATCTCCAGGAGTAATCCGGCGGAGCAGTCGAGCACCATTGATAAGCTTCAGGAGTTCGGCCCCCTTAGCCATCATAGGATCCTCTGGAGTGAGTCCAAAGTCAATCTGGGCCTTGATGTACCTATCGCTTCTAGGATCCTGTTCAGGGGCCACAGGGCGGCCAATCATCTCACCCGTGCGAGCAATGATCTCTTGACCGGCAGTGACTGCTCGTGAACCATAGTCCTCAATAATGCCTGGGCCAGAACCCTTAAGCAGCATCTTGGCAGTTTCAGCAATAGGCTTAAATTGCTTCTTCAGTTCACCACGAGTCTGTTCAGCCTTTACAGCAAGATCTGATTTTTCTTTGCCAAGCCTTACCTGTTTACGCTTTTCCAGTTGCTTGACATCTCGAATACCGTAAAGGTTTTTATCAACCCATTCACCACCGGCAGCAGCAATGGGACTAACAACATCTGAAACTGCTTCGAATGGAGCCTTAGCAGCATCACCAATGGTTTGACCAAGCACCTGTGCGGGATTCCATGATTCCCGATTACGTTTGGGACGACCCTTAGCCCGCTTCTTCGCTTTGTCGGCTGCGGCTTTTTCCTTAATCTGTCTAGATTTTTGAATCGCAGCCTTGGTTTGTTTGTTGCGATTTTCTTCTTCAATTTGAGAATTAGTTTTCCCAGAATCAAGCGCAGACACTGATGTGGTGTCTTGGTATGAATACTGAGAATCCCACGAATCAGTAAGGCTAGGCATTTAATGGAACCCCCTTAAGGGTAAATGATGTGTTGTGGGAAGGGACCCTCTCGCAAGAAAGTCCCTTTGATTCCCAAGTTAGAATGCGACGTGAAGATGAGTATCATGGCCTGGAATGGCCTGGGACCGTGGTCCACCAATCAACTTACCGTTCTTATAATAACCCTTTCGGTCCCAGAACAGTTCGGTGATGCCAAATGCCGCAGCATTGTTTTTTAGATAATCAAACGTCTTATCAAGCTCTGTCACACTGTTATGTGAAAGAGGAAGGTCAAGGGCACTGGCAGCATAGTGTCTGGAATTATCGGAATGACGACCAACTCTACCGCCCTTTTCAACGTACCCTTTATTAAGATCGAAGTTTGGATGTTGCCAAATCTTGACGCCCATGTTGAGCAGCATCTGTCCAACGCGAACAGTCCGTTGCGGAGGAGGCAGAGTACCAAGATTCGGATCAACAGTGCTTTGCTGCCGTTCCATCCTCATGTTCTGAAGATACGACCCAAGCTTTGCCGGAGTCAGGTTCTTCATAGATGTCCATTCAGTTTGCAGATCTTGAATGGCAGCAGCTCTGTTAGCAGCAGTATCTGGAACCTTGCCTGACATGTAATCATTCAGACGATTCCTCCAAGGAAGGACTCCTTCCATAACCACCGCTCGGAATGCACGGTCTTGGGTCTCTTTGTTGAATGGAGCATCCATCGAAATACCAACCTTCTTAGCAACAGCTGCAAAGGTATCGGCCTTGAATTGATAGGCTCCAAAGTGAACAACACGTTGACCATTGATCGTGTAGTTACCACGAATAACGTCCCTTACCTTCAGGTTGGTAAGGTTTGGATCTGCGGGACCACTACGGGCGAATCCAAAGTTGTACTGTCCGTACGGATCCGTACCGCCGCCTTCCCGCTGAATCAAATCATTCTGGAATGTGGCATAGGTTCCCCCAGGCGCCGCTGCTGCCGAAAGTGACGCCTTTGTTTGTTGCTGGGTTCGTATTGTTTCCAGCTGTTGTGTAAGGCGCCGCCGTTCAGAAGGTGTAAGTTCACCGGCAAGACGAGCAGCGATGCTAGGAGAAATTGTTTTTGCATTTCGTAGGAATGTTTGTTGATCAGAGTTCGGTGTCCACGTCATGCCATTTTTAGTAGCTTGATCGGAAAGATACCGATTAACATCCTTGTATCCAGAAGCCTTAGCAATGTTAACAACGCTGCTGGATATTTTACCACCCTGATTAACTGCCAACTGTTCGTTAGCAATCATTTGGGCGGGAATATCGACTGCTGTTGGATCAAGAACAGGAGCTGCTTTGGATGAAACTCTGTTGGTAATTGCGTCTATGACGGGTTTTGGTAGGGTGGTGGTGAAGGTTGGAGGAGCTGTGGATGGCGTCTTATCAGTAGCCTTTTGAAGGTTAGGTGCCGAGTGAGTATCCGGATTCCAATAATAAGCTGAGTTGGCATCACTAAGTTCCTGACGAGCCAAAGCTGCCAGATCCTGGGAAACTTTGATAATGTTAATTGGCTGATTGGCATCTACCTGGGCCTGGATGGTGCCTTGGTATTTAGACATGGCCTTGGCAATGGCCACCTCTGCAACCACCTTAGCCTGGGCCTTGGAGGCTTCTGAGGGCACAGTCGAACCGGTAAACGACTTTGTTTGCCACGCACGAATCAAATTGACTGCTTGATCCTTAGCATCTTTGAAGACATCGTTAACCGTCTGTTGTTGGGCAAGCTCTGGTGCTGCTACTGCTTGATCGTAAACGCTTTTATCAATAGTACCATTGGCCAGGTAGGTATCCAAAACCGACTTGGTGATCTTATTAGACCCTACAAGAAGGCTACCATCACGGATGCCCTTCAATAGAGCAATTTCAAATGATGTACTACCACCAGTACGAGCCTCTCTGATCTTATCTTCATCCATACCAGCAAGACGCATCCTAGTCAGAAGACCATTGGCTGGATCGTTGATAAAGGCGTCACGTTGGGCGGCGGGAAGATTATTGTACCGCTCAGCTTCTTGTTGGAACAGTGCAAGTTGATCAGCCTTCCTTGCCTTTTCCTGATCAGCCCCAAACTCCTGAAGTTTGCTTTCCAGATCTTGGAACGTTGTAAGAAAGCGTTCCCGATAGGTACCAACGCCAGACGGATGCCTGGTGCTGCCAAGGTTTGTAAGCAGGGCAGTGGCTCCAAGTTGATCTCCAGCGGCCACCTTTTCTTGATAAGCAGCAGCAAGAATCTTTGGAAACTGCTCATTAATTTCCTGGTATGAATACGGACTCAGGATCTTTTCTAAAGCCGTAGAAGCTGTGGCAGCAGTTGTTTGATCAGTAATACCGCCAATAGCAGTAACACTGTTCTTAAATGCAATGTCTTGTTGAAGGGCTTTGGCATTGCTATCCAGTTCCTTGCCCCAATCCTCCATGATCCGAAGCTTGGTAACAGCAATGTTATTTGCTGCGTGCTCCATCAAAACCTGAGGATTGATCTTAGAAATGCCTGTTTCCAGCGACCACTTTTCGGTAAGCAGCTCCATGACACGTTCTGCCTGAGCCCTACCCATGCGGGGACCGATGGTAATATCTACTCCAGTATCTGGATCACGGATAATGGCATTCTCGCTTCTTGCCTTATTGATGTAGTTGGCAAGAGAGAACGGAGCGTTCTGAGCCTGAGCAATGCTATAGCCGTAGGCCTGCCACCCAGTCAAAGCTGGAGAATTATTTCGAATACCAGCGGAAATACCTTCAGCATTAGGAAGAGTTTCAGCGACTGTTGCCAGTTGGTTGTCCCGTTTGGCTGCATCACTGAGACGAACTTCTGCTTCTTTATGCTCTTGTTGATACTTTGGAGAAAGAGAACCACCACTGCTGATGAACTTAGAAAAGCCCTTTGCAATTTCACCTTTTTTCCACTGCTCACCTTGTTCTTGTACGAACTTAGACAGCGTGGAACTAAAGGCAGTTAGCTGTTCAATCTCTCTATTTTTAAGCCGTGACTGTTGTTCAACAGCCTCAAGCATTTGTTGACTTGGATCGAAGGTTCTCGTAGGGCTAAAGCCTGGAGATACAGACGGCCCACCAAGAGCAACCTGTGGACCCTGTGGATCATAAATACTAGCCATGGATTAGCCTTCTCCGATCTTTTTGCCTGGGGGTGCAAATTCATTATATGTTCCAAGGCCACCCACAATGGAACTGCCAATACCCGACACGAGACCAAGACCACTAGGAGCACTAGGACTGATCATCCTACCAGCAGCAGCAGCGGCGTTGGCACTTTCAGCCTGTTGGAAGGTATTCTGACTACTAAGCAGATAATCCTCATTGGCATAACCAAGATTCATACCAAGCGTAGCCATGTCCCTGCCAAAGCTTCTTTCAGCATCCTGGGCAAGGATGCCAACGGATTGACCAACCCTACCAGAAGCCATGATATTGCCTTGGGCTTGAAGGGCATTAGTCATAAGCTTCTGAGACTCAACGGCTGACTTATCGTATTCATTTTTCAGCTTCATCTGGTCCGCAACATAGGCGCGGTTGGCAGCCTCAGCGTTAAGTTTGATCTGGCGGTTGTAGGCCTCCTGAGAAGCCTGATACGCAGCCATCTGTCCCGCATAAGCCTGCTGTTCGGCTTGATAAGAAGCAATAGAACCTAATCCGGAGCTAATTGCGCTGACGGCAGCGATAGCGATTGTGACATCACACATTTTGTTAACTTAGCAAATTCAACATAGGTTAAACGGTCAGGACCCACAGTACGATACATGAGCTTCTTGAATCCAAGCATATGGAGAAGTTTCATGTGAAGAGTGTTTCGTGGATCAGCAATGTTATGGAGGACATCATACGAAGCAATTTGATCGACCCATCGTTTTGCTTCCTTAAAAAAAAGTTTTGGATACGGACGGACATGTGGTGTGGTTAGCATCCATATGGATCCGCAATGGGCATCTGTTCTGGATACCCCCGCAATTCCGCAGAGGTCACCCTTAGGATTTAAAAAGGTAACACTGAAGTCAGAAGACAGAACAGAAATAGAGAGGGCCAGGGCCATGTTTTTATGGCCAAGACCCTCCAATTCCCGACGATCGTCTTCTTGAAGATGTGATGCCACATAGAAAGCATCTTCAACAGTGGCAGGGCGAATAAGATTTATTGCCTGGTCACTCCTCGTGTTGTGAAAGATCCTTGCCATGTTAGGCTTGTGATGGCGGTGGGGAATGGATAATCGGCCTTAAGTTTGATTGATACCTGATCTGCTCGGGCCATAATTGGCACCGTGTTATTAGCATTACGAAGCATCGGAAGTGTTTGAGCTTGATAGAGGTTGGCTGTAATTTGAGGAAGTTCAGCCAAATACACATCACGCCCATCCGCATCAATTTCTACAGTATACGGCCCGGAGTTGTAACTACTAATGGTTGCTCGATAGATTGTAGGGATGTTAAGAGTATCCGCACTATTTTCACTTGGTTTGTAATACAACGCAGGAAGCGTAGCCTCTGCTTCATAAGTCACGCCAAGAGCCCATGAGTAGGAAGTTTGATCTCCTTCCAATAACACAAAGTACTTCTGTCCAACTGGAGCAGCCGCATTGTATTGAACCGTAAGATTATTAACCCAACCTGGATTAACTGGATCCAATGACACAACAGCAGCCGTACCAGTAAATGATTCAAGTCCGTCCTTAAAGCATACCTTTGTTTCGTCGGTACCACTTAGATAAATGGTTTGAGGATTATAGTTGTAGAAATCCAACCGAGTATCTACATAGGTATTCTCATAAAGCAAAGCCCCACTGGAGGACTCAGTGACTAGATTTACTTTACTCAGGAAAGCATTAGGCTGTTGCGTTACAATGTAAAGAGATTCATCTTCAAAATTAACCAAGGAGATATTTCCCGGTAGAACCCATTTGAACCAGCTGTTCATTAAAGCCTTGCCTTCACTGACAAGCCAACGATACATGTAAATGGCATTCTTCTCTTGATCTGAAAGTAGAACAAGAGTATTAGTAGTAGTGCTTCCCTTGAATGACGTAACCTTAGCAGGCAAGTACGAAGGTATAGGTTTTGTAATGTCTGCTGTTTGAGGTTTTGTATTGGAGTCGGTAATCAAGATTTCTCTGATGCTGGATGCTCGTGAGCTTTGATCCAGAATCATGAAACTATTACCCGCATCAACAGGAGGAACCTTGGTATCTTGACTGAATGTAGAAACAAGGTTAATCTCAGCCGTTGAGGGGCTAAAGGCTTCCGTGGAAGTTTCAAGAATGTACTGAGCATTATCAGCAAACAGCATCAATCCTCGTGGAATTTGAAGCGAATGCCTTAGTTGAATAGGCTTCTGAGATCCACAAGAAATATCAATCGGATCACTGTTGACAATGGTAATAACAGTACTAGCAAAGAAGTCAAAATAACTTCCAGCTTGACTACAAATCACATTATCATTGCTGAAGAATACCAAACGATTCTTGAAAAAATTGATACCGCTAATGGTCGAACCAATAAAGGTTGGATCTGGATTAGATTCAGTATCTCCAACAACTCGATCATTCCAATACTGATTGGCAGCCAAATCTACAGTACCGGTAGCCGATGCCACGGTGTTGATCGTAAACGTATCTCCAAACTCCGAACTAACCACATTAGAAGCTGTGTAGTTACGTCCTGGACGGCTGATCTCGACACCATTGATTGTGTTCGGAAAGGAGGTGACAATAGTCAAACCAGCCTTTGTTGTGGCCAGTGGCGCTGCTGGAGCAAATGCTCCGTTTTGAGAGATCTGTTTGTTTCCAACCGTAATTGGATTGGTAGTTGTGGTCTCAGCAATTTGAGAGCCACCCACATACCAGCGATACCTAGCAGTTGGAACCCCACCAATTGTCACATACACCAGCTGAACATAGTCAGTTGTGGAGGTATTTGTAGACGTGGTAGTTGTCGTACGAGTATAGGTGCTAGTTACCCTAAGGCGTAGATCTGTTCCGGAGCCTCCACTTACTGGAAAGCTTTCTCCAACCTGATACTTGCCAAAAGAATTGTTGGTAATCGATATTGTTTGAGGAACACCAGTAAGTGTTGCTGTTGGCGTAACTGCTGTTTGGTTCAGATTACGGTAGGAAAAGGATCCATCGGCTTCACGAATAATAACGTGAGGCATGGTGGTACCATTAAACCTAAGTGGTACGCTGTAACCAATGGTTTCTTTCCATGAACCAGCCCCATAGGAACCACCACCATCCGTGGTAAACTTTACGTAGTAATCATCACCTTTGGTGTTTGCATCCCCAGCAACTTTTATGATAGCCCCATTTTTAAATTGTTGAGGTAGACTCGTAATGGATGGCACTTCACCCTTAAACGCCTCCAGTGCATTTCCAGTGGCACCACCAGAAGCCTTAACGGTGAAGTCTGCTCCGGTGTTCTTAACAATGTAAATAGCATTACCAACTGCGGTAGCCGTAAAAGTGCCACCAGCATTAATAGCATTAACTAAACTTGTAAGTACATCGTTAAGTCTAGTATGACTGTTAGAACTAGTGATGGTATAAGTGGTGGCATCCAAAGTCACCGAATAAGTAAGATCACCTCCAATAGTATTAATAAGCAAAAAGGCATAGTGGGAGTGAGCAGCACTTGTCGTTGCAGCCATTTGCGTGACTACTTTTTTGTTTAAGACAAAGTAGTAGTCATTGATTTGCAGCAGAGCCAGATCCGCTGAATCAGAATGCGTTGCGTAGGTTGTAGCACTAGCAGCTGGAGTATTGATTGTTTTAGGAACACCAGACTCAGCATCCCAAATCTTTAATACGCCAGCCTTAGAAAATTGAATGATGTAACGCTCTTGGTCATCACGGACAGCCATGAACCAAGTGCCATCTGCTGCGGCTCCACTCAGTTTTCCAATACCCTTGAGACCTGGACGCTTAATGAGTCCAAAGGCGGGGTCTGGAAAGTAATTAGTACAAGACCTAAGCTGCCCAGCAAGCTTATAAGAGTCTGCTTGTTGAGAAACCCCACCAATCAGGTTAGGAATTTTCTGAGAGATAGTAGCCATTAGCGTGCCAGTGCTCGATATGGTGTGAATGAAATGTAATAATTTTGACCAGTCTCAATTCCAAAGATATTAGCTTCGGAGGTCTGCGTATCATAAGACAAGCAGTTGGCCCTGGCCATCCCTTCATCCGATTCAAAGATCTTAAACTTCACCGTATCAATATCTCCTGCCACACGATCATAGAAGATGCGGGTGGCCTTGATGGTGATGTAATCCTTAAAGATTTGTGGAAGATCCTCAAAGTCGAATGCCCAGATCACATCACAGTAAATCGTGGTGTTAATGGGAAAAGTGTAGGTGTGATTGATTTTATCGTAAAGCCGACCTTGGCGCAATACGGTCTGGTATTTTTGTACGTTAGCAATCTTGTTGTCTGCAATTTGCAGAACAGTATTTGGCACAAAGATGTCACCATTCACATCGGAAACGAATGGATACTTATATTCAGTATTGAAGTTCCATCCTTCTCCTTGAACAGAACGGTTAGCATCATCAAGAATGCTAAGTGCCGTAGCCACTTCAGGATTAAACGAATCAAGAGAAGTCACCGGAGCCTGTCCGATGCCAGTAAGCATTTGATTGACAGCTTCAAGCTGCGTGGTAGCAAAAGTCATTGGACAGACACGGGTATAAAAAAGGAGGCCCCCGTAGAGACCCCCTAACTTGTTCCTAATAATCTCCAGATTAGGAGTTATCAGACGTTGCGGAATGCACCGGCACAGGACACACGCACAGCACCAGCACCATAGGCCAGCTTACCGACGATCACGTCGCCTTGGTAGATGACTTTGGTGTCGGCGCCAGTGGTTTGGACCGAAGGACCAATCGCCTCGACAACGCCAGCAGCGTCACGATGGAAGATCAGACCACAGCTGTTGGTGAAGTTAGAAGCAATACCGTAGTTGTTGTTCTCACCGGTCACAGCGGCAGCGTCGATGTTGGCGCCAGAAGCCGAACCATACTTGCCCAGGAAGGGGATGTTGTTCGACTTGTAGATGCGGATACCAGCGATCTCATAGAGACCTTCGCCGCTGTTCAGGTTGCCCTGGCTGTTACCATACTCACGGTTGAGGATGTTGGTATCAACCTGGCTGATCAGGGCGTAGTACTGACGAGGAGCCAGCACGGCCACACGCCCATCTTTAGGAGCAGCGATCTCATCCAGGCGAGCAGCGGCTTCAAAGAAACCGTCCACGAGGGCCTGAGCATCATACTCCTTGTTGGCACCCAGGTTGACCTGGAAACCACCGGGTTCGCCGGTCACAGCAGCGGTCAGGCCCGAAGCACGGTCCAGAACGCGGAAGATACGACGGTCATAGAATTCAGCCAGGCTCTGGCCGATCTGACGGGCGATGGGGCCACGGATGTCATACTGAGACAGGGTCTCGTTCAGATCATACACAAACGCGCTGGCGACCAGCAGGTCATCCATTGCGATGGTGGTCTCAGCCACAGGAGGGTTGCCCGAACCGAGGATAGCGGAGCCGGGGGTGTGGTAGCCAGCCGTGATGCGACCGGTGTGGATGAATTGGGCTTCCTTGCCGTTGCGGAGGGTACGGTTCTGGACCAGACCCTTGGCAATGGTAGCGTTACGGAAAGCTTCATACACCTCACCGGTGAAGAGCTTCAGAAAGAGGGCTTTAGTATCACCGGCCTTATTAGCCTGGCCGAGTTGCGTAAGAGTTGCAGTCACTTGATTAAAGGAAAAAAGGGTTTACTTGATTCCTAAGTACTTAGAATTTTGTCCGGATTAAAAGTATTCAGTTTTTGGGTAATACGTCCGTTGTATTGGGTATCCAGCGCACCGGGCCAATACTCCAGTTCGAACTGGGTTTTTAACGAGGTTATCCCATCCTCAATAGGCAGGGGGACATTGCAGTCCCCACAATCTACTTAAAGCAGATCGCCACTTGCAGCCAGTTTTTCTTCAACGTCCAGCCTATACGCCGGATCATTACGGTAACGAGGATCAGAAATGGCTTGAGCCAGTTCGGCTTGTGAACGGAATCCCTTGACGGAATTACGAACATTTTTACCAGAGACTTGCTGCCCTTCGAATCCCACGGAATCCTTATACTTTTGATTAAGAGCTTGAACAGCAAAGAAGATCGCATCCTTATTCCCGCTGTTAACTACGTTGTCATACGCAGCAACTTCAGTGGGGGAAAGATTATCCGCTGCCCAAGCAAGTGTTTGATTGTAAGAATCAGTGCCACCAACAGAATCAACAATTGATTTTGCATCAGCATCTGTTAGGACCTGAGGCGTTGCTGCTGGAGAGTTTCTGACATTATTTAGGTATGCCTCGACAAGTTTCTCCGAAGGCATCTCCTTAAGCTTTTGAATGGTTTCAGGCTTAAGTTGATTGTTGTTGGAGTAATACTCCTCAGAAGCAGACTTAAGAAACTCAGCTTCTTCAGAAACAGCAACCTCTTCTTCCTGATCTTCCTCTTCATTTTCTGATGATTCTTCTCCATCGGGCTCTTCTTCCGTAGGAGAATCATTACTCTCTTTCTGACCAAGTTTCTTTTCCAGCTCTTTGTAAGCCTTCTCAAGATCCTCAGCAGACTTGAACTTACCAGCATAACGCAGTTCTGATTCGGCATCCTCACGGGCCTGATCGTATTTGCGCTGCTCTCGTTCTTCTTCTTGCTTAATTAGTTTTTCACCAATCTCTGCAAGGCGAGCTTCTTCGGTAAGACGACTTTCTTTGGCGTCGAGATCATCAGTCGAGTCAAAGGTATTTTCTTGCATTAGTGATAGACGCCAGTAACGACGCCAAAGGTGGGTTTAGTGATTTTAGGACCGTGACTGCCAACCAAAGGCCGAGACTTGTTGGCCCGAACCTTTGGCTTGCCAGCGTACTTGTTTCTCGTATTCAATTCAATTGCCTCATTGGCAACCTCGTAGTCTTCAGGGTTAAGGTCCTGGGGCTCCTGGTGTAGGGGCTGGAGCTGAAGGTTGCTGAGGCTGTCCTCCTGGAAGGATACCTGTTCCTCCAAGGTTTTGGAGCGTCTGTTGGATGCCATCGAGTGCTTGAGGGTTTTTACTAGGATCCACCAACGGAGAGCTGGCAAATTGACCAACCTGTTCCGTCAAGGATTGAAGGGCCTGCTGACGTTGCATTTGCTTCATCTCAGCATTCTGTTGTTCTTGAGTCTTGACCAGATTCAGAATGTCAATACCCTGTGCCGCAGCAAGACGCTTAACGGCTTCGTCAGGATTGATAAACTTCATCATGATCTCAGGTCCAAGAGACTGGGACACAGTTTGAAGGAACATCATAAGAGATTCCCTATCTTGACCGCGACCCACACCTTCCAGGCCAGCAACAACGGTAGGGAATACAATTCCTTTGGGAAGTTTAGGAACTTCACCACTACGTTGAAGCACAGACAGTTTACGATTCAAGTATGGGCGCAAGAGTTCTACGGTTAGGTTACCGTAAATGCCACCAAGTTGCTCGTTAAGTTCCTGCTGGGTAGCACGAATCTCTTCAGCAGTTGTGCGTTCACTCTGCCTTACAGTAAGAATGAGGAATGCTTCACTCAGCCGTTGATTCAGCTGGGTGATCATTTGATAGGCGGTGGAGAAGTCAGCCTGTTTTTGAACCTGAACCGCAACAACATCGCCTTCGCGGCCCTGAATAATTGCCCCGTTTCCGGCCTTTGCCAGAAGAGAAGGCTTAACGGTAGCAGAAGGAGATACCAGAAAGACCACCTTAGCAGCAGCAGCGGAGCCTTCCACCATTGCTTGCATAAGTCCTTCAAGAGACCTAAGATCACCAAGGTATTCTTCAATGCGTCCACGCCCATAGTCCTCACCATCAACAACGTTGAAGCGTAGGGGAAGCCAAGGAGTAATTTCTTTTGGAGCTTTGCTGAGGCTATTGGGAACTACTTCCCCATCAACCTCTTGTTTCCACACCCATTGATTGTTGATCAGCTTAGCCCATGTGTATACAACGGCTTCACCTTCGCCAACAGAAATATCAGCCACTGCGGCTGTTCCGCTGGTATCATCAACAGCATTAACGTTTTTCTTATCAGAGGTTTGAAGCTCTTTGGGAAGGAACTGACGATCAACTGCTTCAACAGTGATAACCTCAATGGGTTGTCCTTCCCCATCTCGTACAACAACATAACGATCCAAAGGATACAATTTGATACCCTTTGAACCCATGAACACTAGAGCGTTACCAGTGACAATAAGATGCTTCATCGCTTGATGAAGAATCACTCTGTCTTGGGATTCAGCAATAGATTGCATAACAACCCGCTCCATCTTAGCCAAACTAAGATCAATTTCGGAGCGAACTTTTGCATCAATTTCTGGATTACTGGTCAGCTTTCCATCGTTAATCTGAAGCTTAAAGAATGTCGTGTTCACAGGGAACAGACTAAGCATCAGCTTAGAGGCCATTACATTGACCCCCTTAGCACCAACTGATTGCCAGGGGGTAGGAAGTTTTTGGCCATTCATTGATCCAGTAGGAGTCAACAAATGTGGAATACTGAGAGCAGCACAGTCTCTAGCAGTATCAAGGAAGATCGTTCTGTCGCTAGATAGCCTTGCATATCTGGAAGCGGCAGTCTGATTTTCCATGTTTATTTACCAATGTTGAGCCCAGTCTGATCGCCGCCAGTATTAAGTGGAATGGTGAGGCGAGAAGTTCCTTGAGCGGCTTGACGAGCAGCCGTTCGCAGTGATCTGACTGGTGAAACTTGGGTGGGCATTTTGCTGCTAACCACGGGTTCTGGTGGAGCAGGAGGAGCCGGTGGCGGCGGCGGCGGTTCAGGAATTCTAGGAGCACCAAGGCACATGATTAAATCTTTCCTTTAAGATAACGGATAATAGCAACAGCCCCCGCATGGAAGGCCATTTGTCGTTCGCAAATAGAGAACTCTGGGTACCGGTCAGGGTACATCGCATCAAGTTCTTCAATTAGTTTGACAAGATCAACCTGTCCCCCTACCACTCTGGATAGAGGAAGCTCTTCGACTTCAAGATAGTCATTAGCCATATTGAGGCAGATCGGTGTTGGAAGCTTCAAAGAACGCAGGCATCCGAGCACGCTTGGTATCGGATAGGCCAGGGGCCTTACCCCTTTCATACAAGGAATCAGACTGGTTCAACCAGAAGTCCTTGTCCAGATACTTATTCTCAGACGAGGACAGTCCATCAACTACCCATCCAACAGTCGCTCTACGAAGTCGATTGAGGCCTGATGTGGACTTGAGGCCCAGCTCGGAGCAGACCATCGAGTGGACAGCGACGTGGGTTTGTTCGTCTCGGCTGATGTCTGCTGCTGTGGTGCGGATGCCGATGTCTCCTGTGAATCGGAAGAGGGGAAGGATGACGAAGAAGACACTACGTTCAAGGATGGCAGCTTTCAAGAGGGGATGTTCTGGTGCGTCGAGCCATGCCTTGAGAATGTGCTTGGCTTCAGCTTCGAACTTATCGTTGGAGCCGTGAGCCGCAACAACATAGTTAAGAGCTTGGTCATGACGCTCTTCATCCAACTGATTAGATAGCAGAGCTTCACGCACACCAGGAGTATTAGGTAGCTCCTTTTCCAGCCCCTGCTGTAGGAATTCTCTAACAGGCAGTTCGAGGTGGCGTAGACCAAGGGCACGGTAGATCGCATCTTCGGCACCATCAACTAGCTTGCCT